AAGCGGCACGTAATTTATGCCCACCGGCCCATTGTCGCCCATAATAAATTGGGCGCCGACCTCACGAAACAGTTTGACGATAGGCCAGTTTTCCGGCCACACTTCGATTTCGTCGCCCTCAAAATCGGCAAGTGTCAACCCAAGCAGCGCAAGCTCCGACTCCGAAGGGTCGGGGGCATACAGTGCGTGGGCGACCTCCTTTAGTTTCCCAGCTTGGCCTGGGTGATCTCGGCGATGTACTTGTCCAGAATGGCGGCAGCAGCGCCAAGATATTGCTCGTTGAACTCGGTCACATTGTCGACGTTGAACTCCTCGTCCAGCGCCCAGCCGGTTACACACTCCATGATGGCCTCGACGTTGTTCTTTTCCTTCAGCGCCTCCATCCATTCAGCAAATTGCTTGCGCGTGCGGGCCTTGAAGGTGAACACCACAACATCAGGCTTTTCACCAGGGATGGGGATAGCCACAGGTGCGGGGAATGTGGGTTTTTGGGTCAGGGTGATGCGCGTCTTTGCCATGGTGGCTCCAAAAAGTTAAAAAGCCCGCCGATGGTACACCAAAGGCCCCGAAGGGCCTTTTAACGACATTCTGTTTCCCCGGCTAACCGCCAGACCCATCGCTGGGCAGCACGCACCTATTGCAGTCGCTCCGGTGCGCCTTGATTGTTTAGCTTGCGTAGCGAACTGGGCGACCCTGCAGCGAGAATGTCGCAGTCACCGCCATGATGCTATTCTTGGTCATGCTAGGCGTTTCGTTCAGCGACACATACCCGTTGTAGACGATGATCGAACCGTCAGGCAACGTGCACTTGAGGCCGGTCAGTGCGCGCGACTCGCTGGCAGCCTTGAGCGCGATGTAACCGGCCAGGCTCGCGTCGTCCGCAATGCTTATCGACATACTCATGGGGCTGGCCTGTGTGGGCAACTGCGATTCAAAATCCTGCTCAAGGAATGAGTAGTTGGTGAACTGCATTTCGCCGCCGCTGGAAGTCAGATCAAGAATCTGACTGATCTGCGTGAAGGCGGTAATCGCACGGATACTGCCGGTGCCGGTGCCAACGGGGTAGTTGACCGTACTGGACGAGTCGATACCCTCATACGCCAGGCTTGAGCCCGACGCACTGGCGGCACGCACGATGCGGTTGTTCAGGCGGGACCACCCGGAAGTGACCTCGACAAAATCACCGGTCGTGATGCCGTGAGGGGCGGATGTGGTGGCCACAGCGGGGTTCGCGTTGGTCAGGGCGCTAACTGTGTCAGCGGCAGCGTAAGTGGTGGCAAGCGCCAGAATGACGCCGTTTGGGAGTTTTACAGACATGATTTAGTCATCCTGGGTTGGTTACTCAAAATTTAACGGTCCGACCATATTGTAAAGTCTTGCGACGCCCCTCTAAGATCAGACTCGTCATCCAACGTCGCCCGCATCGCACTGATCGGTTTGGCCTGTAGCGATGCGGCCGTCGTCAATGCTGATTCTACCGCCAGCATCAAGGATATGGCCTCGGCCCGCGTCGTGCAGTAAATGTCAATCTGGATATTGGCGTTGCGCTTGCTTGGCACCTCGGCACCAATGAACGTCACCGCCTCGCCGCCAAACTGCATGTAATTCGCATACGGTGGCTCGGTGCCGCTTGGCGCAACGTCGGGGTAGACCTGGGCGACCACAGGGGTTAGCAGGCCGACAAGTATTGATTCGAGACTCATGCTGCTGCCTTGTAGCCGCTGCGGCCAAATTTGATCCAATGAATTAGCTCGTTCTTTGCCGCCAGTTGCGCCGCGGGCACGGCATCAAGCGCCCCCCGCAAAAAGAACTTGCCGGGGATCTTTCGCGGACCGCCTGGCAGGGGCACATAGTAACGGTCAAACGCGGCCCGGTGCTTGCCCCTGCCGTCACGCTTTGGTCGCGGTTTGCCCTGCATTTCAGGCCGTACCATAGGCCGAATATTGCCCTTTTTGTCGACGTAGTATTTGTACCGAATGAAGTGGCCAAACTCGACGTTGAACCCGTGGGGTGCTACCTTGTGATTCCAACCGACGTGATAGGTTGCGCGCGTCGCACTGCTTTGGTCTTTGCTGTAGACCTGATAAATCGACTTGCGCAAATTGCCAGTCTTGCTGCCCAGACGCTCGACGTTGCGCACCACGGCGTTGTACAGCACCTGGGCGGCGGCCTGTGCTGCCGGTCGCGCGGCGGCCTGGGCGTTGGTGCTGAGTTGGTCCATTGTGGACTTGAGACCCGACATATTGACGACAAATTTGGCGCCCATCACATCACCTCGCAAACAAGGTCAACATGCTCTTTTTTGAGTAAGTCAGGCAGCACCGCATTGATGTTGTAGACCACCCCCGCGTGGTAAACGCGCATGCCTGGCGTAAGGTTTTCACGGTAGCCGACGCGGATAGAACACGTCACGGTGCTGGTGGTTTGGCCCGCCTTGATGGCCTCAAACCCACGCAGGTAGCGAATGTCGGCCCACGGCGCGCAAATGGTCGTCCACTCGTCAAGGGGTTGTCCCAGCGCATCCTGCGTCAGGCTTTGCGTCTTGATTGCAACCAAACAATTGCGTGTGCCTATTGCCATGACTACATCCCAATGCCGATGCGATATGGCTGCAGAAGCGACTGAATGCCCAGCGGCAACTCTTGTTTTTGCACGGTGTCGACGCCTTCACGGTTTACGTAAAGGTGCCCGAGATTGAGCAGGATCGCGGACTTGATCGCGTCGTTGATAACCACGCCATCCAAGTCAGACCCCATGCCCTCGGCGCCGTAGATCGTGCGGTTGCAGTAATCCATGGCGGCTCGTTCGGCGGCGCCAAGATATATCGCAATCATGGTGTCATCGTCGGTCGTGTCGACCTTGAGGTGGAGTTTGGCCACTTCCAGTGTGATGATGGTCATGGTGCGCCTAAGTATAGGGCGGCGGCATCGCCCACCCATTCGCGTAGTATTTTGCCATGCTTATCGTGCTGGCCTTGGAAGTCGGGTCGATGCCCCATGCCGATACCGAACCTGCCGGGCAGGCCTTTGATGCCCACAACTTGGTCGCTGCGGAACAGCTTTTTGGACTTCGCGGACTTCCAAAGCTCTATATCAATAAATTTTTGACTAATTTGTAACAGAGCAAAAAAGGTTTTGAGCGCATCGCCGCGCATTGCAGTGCTGCAAAGGCTGGCGTGGTGCTCGTTATGCAACTGGCGTGCGGTGCGCGTGGCGACGTTGTAATACCGCGCGCGGTTGCTGCCCACCAACTCGGCATGCTCCAGCCAGCAATCGACCGTGGCGAGCCAATCGGGGGCATAGGCGTCGTCGTCTTCCCAGCACACAACCCGCTCAGAAGCGTCAATGCACGCCATTCCGGCCAGCAGATTGCGGGCTTGCGTATTCTGGCCAGGTTTCCAAAATGGCTCGGGGCGAATAACAACCAACTCCCAGCCAGGGCGCTCGAATGTGATTTCCTGCGCGTCTATGCCGTCATCCACAATCACCCATTTGACGCGCCCGGTGAATGTCTGCGCGGCCATCAGGCGCTCGCAAATAGCCCACGCCTTGGGGCGGCAACCAGTGGCAGTAAGTAGAGTCAGCATTGGGCCACCGCAAAGACGTGCATAGGCAGGCGGCGGCTGCAGGCGTGATCCTCGCCATGGTCGTTTAGGCGAATGTCAATCGCACCGTCATACTCGGTTTCAACGTTGCGAAACCCGGCATCCTCCAGCAAGAGCGCCAAGCCATTGCGGGTGTAGCGGTAGAAGTCGTCAGGGAAACCATGCTCGGGGAATGCAAATAGTGTTGTCACCACCAGCCACGCCCCGGGCTGCATGGCGCGGTGCAACTCGGGCAGCGCCAGCCATGGCCGGGCAACATGCTCCAGCACCTCCGAACACAGCACGCCGGTAAAGCGCCCGCCCCAGTCACCCGGTAGGCTGTGCATGTCGGCCACACGGTCGACGCCATGGCCGGGCTGCATGTCGATGCCTGTCCATTGGCCGCGCGCCAGATCCCGGTTCACAATCCACCACGTATCGGGATTTGTCA